ATGAACCCATCGTAGAAATCATCAACGGTAAACTGTTTTCCAAAGTAATCGACAATGAACTCAACAACCTCATCTAACTGATCTACACCATAATTCTCACCCATTAGTTCACCGTCAAAGAATTGCTTTCTGACCTCAACAGATCGTCTGAACATGCGTCCTGTGATAATACCTGATTTATATACTTTCTCTTTTCCGTCCAATGTGAGTTTTAACTCCATTTAAAACACCCCTTATTTTACTAGATTAATTACAAAACAAAAAGGCTACCTTTTCAGATAGCCTAATTTAGTTCGTTACGGAATTACTACAGGTTTCGGTTTGACAGGGGCAGTATACCAAGCGTCAGTCACAGTCTTAACCCCGGCAGCAGCACCTGCTCCACCAACGAGAACAAAGTCAATCAACTCGTCAGCGATACGAGGAATTGCTCGTCCTGTGATAGAAGGTGTTTGGAACTCAATGTTCTCACCTTTTGTCGATACGTCTTTTTGTACAGGGTTGAATTTCACCTTATAGAAAACGTTAAATTCAGTTTTACCGTCAGACATATCCGATTCAAACATCAAAGCAACGTAAGGTGCATTAGCACGAGAAGTGTGAGAAATACCACCGTTTGCGTCAACGTCAAGACCTAGCAACTTAGCTTCGATTGCAGGGGTAAGATCACGAGTGTTTAACGTGATATCATAACCTGTGATGTTCGAGATATAGTCAGACTGTGAGTCGTCAGAATACAGTGAAGCTTCACTTGTCTGTGGTGTGAATCCTCCTGTAATAGCGTTTGAGATTTTGAAAGGTGCTTGGTATGTTACTACTCCACCGTCAACGTCTGTAGCTTCGTCCATGACAGCAGCGTATAAGTTTTTAAATCCAATTCTTGGCATATAATAACCTCTTTCTTTTATGTTTTATAGGTACTGGGCTTCTAAGATAGAAGCTTGTTCGTTTGATAGTGTCCTTGAGTACAATAGAACTCTGTGGAACACTTTTACATCTGGTTCATAGACTTCATCATTGTGATAACAAGTAAAACCAAGAGATCGCATGAGCGAATCAATGGTATTTTGAACCTTGTAGTGTGAGTTGTCTTGAGAGAAGATACTGATTTGATAGTTATATTTCCGTGAGTACAATTCATCGTCATTGAAGCTATTGTCGAATCCTGAAACCTCGTGAAACTCAATGGCAGGGAATATACCGGAAGGTATAGTCAAGCTACCAATCACAGGATTACCATTTGCGGTTTTTCCGACATATTCAGAAACAAGAGTGTTAGTCATAAACACCTTGGACAGTATCGGTTTCCAGTTGAATAGCATTTAATCCCCTCCTGTTCCACGTAGATTTAAGATTCTAATAAGACCTTCTTTTTGAATCTTCAGCACGTTCGATTTCTGACTCTCGGTTGACTTCTGAATAATATGTTGAGGTCTAACACCTTTTGCTCCACCCTCGTTTTTGAATCGAGAGTAAGTACCATATTCAACGAAGTACATTCTCCAACCAGTCGCTCGCCCATAACCGACTTCAATGTACTTGCCCATACCACCGTTTTCAGACTTAACGTTCGTCATTTGAACATCATCTTCCGCGTGGGTACGTTCTAGGTCACTGCGGTTGATCCGTTGAGAGATTTCTTCTTTCAGAGGTTCGCCAGATTCTTTAAGAACCTTGTTTACCCCACGAGTAACCCTTGTCTGTGTTTCGTCAAGCATGGTCAACAGTTGGTCAATGTTCATCATTTCAAATTCCATGACTAACCACCCCCATTGAGAACTACTTCAGCAAGGAAACGTGTTTCTCGCCTATCTCCTCTGGTGTCACCAACGATGGATATTTCATACATTTTGCCTTTGTACTTGCACCGTAGAGTCGTATCAATCTTTTCGTTGTAACGAGTGATAAACTCTTTCCGATCACGCAAAACATTAGCACCACCGATACTTGCTTCAAGCTGCTCACGATAAATGGTTGTTTCTCTACACCAAGAAGTGAACTCCAACCCCCATGAGAGAATGTAGCTACCACTGTTATAGTCAAAGATTTCACTCTGCTTATAGAACTCAACCTTGTTTCGCATATCGCTTGTTCGAGTACGTTTTGCCACCAGACAATCACATCCTCTGCACTATACTGAAGGCTTGTAATCAAGGCTTGTAATCCTAGAGGAAAGTCGCCAATCTTGACATATTCTGTATAGTTGGAATCTCGATTATCTAACCAAAAACCCACAATCAAATGAATGACTGTGGGAGTAAGGTCGTTCTGTTCTCGGTATGCTCCTGCATTTCTAAGAAAGGCTTCAGCACCGAGAATTAATGTTGTAACAAAAGGTAGTTCTTCGGAGTCATAATGTTGTGCGTCCAATATTTCTTGTGGAGATACTAACATTCGTTATCCCTCCTCTTGGACTACTTTCTTTTTGCGTGTGCGTTTTGGCTTCTGTTCCTCAACGATGGGTTGCGGTTCGACTATGACAAGAGGTTCAGTAACGTTGTCCTTGTCGATAACTTCAACAATAAGCGGCATACCAATAGCGTTGTCAGATCCTAACAATTCTAAAATACGTGATTCGCTTACCTCATACCCAAAGGGAAACACGTCACCAGTACGGTAGACGTGCAGTTCTTTGGATTGTCCATCTTTGAAGGTTCTAATGACTTTATAGGTCAATTAAACCACCCTCTCTATTAGACTGTTTTAGGATCAACGATTACTGTAGCTGCGATAACGGCAGCCGTATCCCAAGCTTCAACACCGAAGCGGTCAATCACTCGGATATCCAAGCTGTTACGTTTGTAAGCATCCCCACCAACTTCAGTAGAAGTGATTTCGTAAGTTCCACGATCGAAGAACTTGATTGCTTCTTTCATATCACCAATGTAGAAAGGTGCAGTTTTGTCAGTAGTCGTACCATTACCAGTAGAAGGTAATTCACGGTTAGGAACTAGGACAACAGCTTTACCTAACAAGGCTTTACCAGTTGGAGAAGTAACGTCAGGTTGCAATAGGTAGTTACCGTTTCCGTCCTTCAATTTATCCAAGTAGTTATAACCATCTTGGTTGGTAATGATTTGAGCGTTGTTAGCAAACACAGCGTCCAATTCAACGTTCAAGATATCCTTGAATGTGTCGATACCTGCAATAGCTGTAGGTGCAGAGTAAGTAGCAACGATCTTAGCCAAGATTTTAGCGTTACGAGTAATGATTGTTTTACGCGCGATAAACTTAGCGATTGTGTCCATCAAGGCAGCGTCAGTATCTTGCAACAGAACGCGAGGGATAGGTAAGATACCTGCATATTGAGCAAGGGTATATTCCTTTTTCTCGAATTGAGGAGTACCGACTTCAGCAATAGTATCCCATTCGTCAATGTTGGCAAACGCTGTGGAAGCAGCTAGTTTCTCAAATACGCGTAGACCAGAAGGTTTAGATACAGTTTCAGTATCAACTAGGTTTTGCAATTCAAAGTGGTATTGACGTTTGTACTCGTTGATTTTAGTCTGAACATCTTTCGGTACAATCAAACCACCGTCAGCGTCAGTTGTAGAAATCAAGTAAGGAGAAGCATTAGGAACAGCACGAACTTCTTTGATTTTTTCAAATACATTCAAGTCGTTTTGGTTCAGAGATTTACCACGAACAGCTTTCAAGAAGACGTCAGTATAAGCTTTTTCAGCTTCGTCAGCAGACAATCCACGATCTTCTGTTGTAGTAGTTGTTGCGCTACGGTCTTCAGACAGGTTGTCCAAAACCATTGATTGGTTTTCTTTCTCCAAGTCGTAAGCTTCTTTTGCACTTCTCATAGCTTCCATTGCTGCACGTTGTTCAGCTACATCCGCTTTGCTATCACGCAATGTTTCATAAGCAGTGCGTTTTTCTGTAAAGTCTTGCATTAGGTCACGTAAATTCATAAATAAGTACCTCTTTCTGTTTTTAGTTTTGTGTGATATAGCTATATTCAATTTCGAGAGATTCCAACTCACGTTGTTCCTCAAGACTTTGTAATACCTTTTGTTGGGTAATGCTCTCAGCTAGTTCCTTACTTCTTGCCCCAACCACTACGTCCGTGTCAGGATAGGCAGGGGTTGTAACAGCAGAAACGTCATAGATTTTGTCGAATCGTTTGATTCTGCGTTCCATGATTCCATCTTCACCGTCAGCCCATTCCTCTGAATCTCGTTCGTTTGGGATGGTAAAAGCAAAAGAACACTGCGTAATGATTCCACTACGAATGTTCTCCAATAAGTCTTTTGCGTATGTAGTTCCGTTCGGTGTAAATTCAAAACGTAAACCAATATCATCAACGTCAAGCTTTAGGTTGATACCTGTTCTAGCGAGTACCTTTGATTCATCGTGGTTGAACAGAGCAACAACATTACTCATATCAGCCTGATCTAATGCTCGTGGATCAATGATTTCTTTGAACCACCCACCAAGGACGCTAGACCATCGGTTGAATTTCAAAGCATAACCTGTGATTACTTCTTTTTCAGAACCCTCAGCAGACCGTAGTTCAAGGGTGCTTGAGATACTTCGTACTTCTTTTTCCGTCATTTATTCTCACCTCCTTTATCTGTTGAATCGTCTTCAGGAGGATCTTTGCTCGTTTGGTTGGATTGATTAAGATGTGTCAGCCCTGAATACTGATATTCTTCAAGACGACTCAACGGAGTGTAGTTGAGAGTAATTAAAGGTTCGTTTGCGAGTTCGATATCAAAAGGTGATTGTTCATCTTGCGCTCTACCTTCGTTGACAGAGATAAAGCCGTTACGAAGTTTGATTTCTTGAACCTTAGCCCTTGTTTCAGCGTCACCACGAAGTTCAGAGTCGATATTGAACTTGGTATAGTAGCCGTTTTTACCTTCCTTTTGGGAGAAGAACTTATAGTTAGCTTCTTCCTCAAGTTGGACAATCCAAGGTTGTAAGGTGTTCTTAACATAATCGAGGGATTGATGTTCGATATTGGAGAATGTAGCGTGGTCTAATTGGTTGATTTTATGTAGAGGAACTTTGAAGATTGCAGCAATTTCTTGTTGATTCAATTTCTTGGATTCAATGAAAGCCA